CCCGTTAGGCTCTCGACTTTCTCTCGCTCTCTCGGTACCTTGAACGCAAGCTAGGAGGCCTAAATGGCCATCGAAAGGCGCAAGCCGCGCGACCGCGCGAAGCATGCGGGCGGTGTTCTGCCGGACACGGTGGACCGCGTGGCGTACCTGCGTGAGGCATTGCAGCACGCGGAGTCCATGGTGACGCAGGCCGAGGAGGCTCGGAGCTGGCAAGCGGCCATCTCGGGAAAGCGCCTCGCACTCCAGGTGCGCGACGAGCTGGACGCGGCGCTCGCGAAGGCGAACGCACCCGACGACACCATGAGCGACGAGCAGCTCCTCGGCATCATGGTCCAGGCAATCGCGGCGCTACCGGCGCAGCACCTCGAGCGCCTCGAGGACGCCATCGGCATCCGGCGCGGAGCACCCCCCGTGCGGCTGGTTGAAACCGCGTGAACCTCTCGGCACTTGCCACGGCGTCGAACACGCTAGCGCGTCGGGCTCACGCGGACCCCCTCGCCTACTTCCGGCCTACGCCGCCACAGCTCGCCTTCCTCTCGAGCAACCATCCGATCCGCTTGCTACGCGCCGGGAACCAGCTGGGCAAGACGTGGGCCGGGCTGGCGGACTGCATCTTCCGCTGCTTGGGCTCCCATCCGTGGACGCTCGTTAAGGCGCCACCCATCGAGGCGTGGGTCGTGGTCGTGTCGTGGGAGCAAAGCCTCTCCATCCAGGCGAAGCTTTGGAGCCTACTCCCGAAGGATGCGATTGAGCCCGACTGCGAGTATACGCCGGGCAAGGGCTTCCGCGGTCGCACCCCCATCGTGAGGTTTAAGAACGGGAGCGTCCTACGCATCCGGACGGTGAACCAGGGGGCACTTGCGCTGGCGGGGTCAACCATTGACTACGTCCTCATCGACGAACCACCCCCGGAGGAAATCTGGAGTGAGCTGGCGGCGCGAGTCCTGCGCCAGCGTGGGCGCATCGCCATCACGCTTACGCCCATCGGGCTTCCCCTCGGGTGGCTCAAGCGCCTCGTCGAGGAGCATGTCGTGCAGGACCTGCACTTCCCGCTCTCCGTCGAGAACACGACGCCCATCAATGGTCGCCCACTCCTGACGCACGAGGACATTGACAAGCTGACGAGTCAGGTCCTCCCGCAGGAGGTGGCCCAGCGCATCCACGGGGAGTGGGATTCCGGGTGGGTCGAGGGCCGCGTGTTCAAGATGTTCGACCCCGCCGTCCACGTGAAAGCGGACGCCCCCGCGGGTGAGGCGCTTATCGGCGTCGGCATCGACCACGGCACCGAGGCCGGGGCGCAGGTCGCCATCCTCACGGCGCTGGTACGTGACGGAGGCGAGGGCCACCCCAAGATCTGGGTTCTGGACCAAGTGGTGTCCGACGGCATGACCACGCCCGACCAGGACGCCGCCGCCATCCTCGGGATGCTCCGACGGTGCGGCCTGCGGTGGGAGAACGTGGACCGGTGGGTCGGTGACCGCAAGGTGTACGGGAAGAAGAACGGGTCGCTCAAGTCAAACGCCATGCTCGGCGCCGCGTTTGAGCGTGCGCTTAAGCTCCCGACCGGGAGCCTCCCGTTCCGCATCAACACGGCGTACAAGCCTCGCGGCTCCGTCTTCGAGGGCTACCGCGTGCTTTCAGCGGCGATGCTGCGCGGGGACTTCGTCATCAACCCGCGGTGCAGGGGCCTCATCGATGACCTCCAGAAGTTCGACGGCCGGGAGGCGAGCGAGCATAAGCACAGCATCGATGCGCTGCGGTACACCCTCGAACTGTATACTAGGCGCCTGTATCAACCGACCGCGATAAGGCTCGGGTAACGGGGGAACGATGTACGCCTATACGAAGATGCCGCAGCCGCCAGCCCCCTCGAACCCCGACGAGTCGGCGCGCTGGGAACACACCCGCCACCGTCGCGCGATGATGGAGGGACGATGGACTCGCCTCCTCGAGGACCGTCTCCAGGCGCAGCTCGGGTCCACCCGTAGGCAGGCGTGGGGTATCCCTGACATTTCGTCGAACCCTTTTAAGGTCGTGGCTACGGAGCTTGCGACTTTGTACGACGCCCCCCCGGACGTTTCCCACAACACGGCTGGCGGGGCAGTTGACGAGCTGTGCGGGTCGAATGGCCTCATCGCTCGCGCTGGCCTGTGGCCCCAGATGTCGCGCTTTCAGTCCATGGTGATTGCGCTGCGCGAGATGTGGATGCGGGTGGACGTCGAGGACGGCCGACTCATCTACCGGCCGGTGTCCCCCGATATGACCATCGCGGAGTCGGACCCTAGCCGCCCCACCACTCCCCTCGCCTACGCCGAGATCCGCCTCCGGCATTACCGCGGCGAGGCGGTGTGGATGTGGGACGTGATGGACATCCGAAACCCGGAGGCTCCGTCCTATACGATTCGCATCGCGAAGGACGGAGGCTTCGGCGAGGACGTCACGCTCGAGGTGCTCGGCGCCACCTACTCCGGGGAGGCCTACCCGTACCGGCGCTCCGATGGGACGCCCATCCTCCCGGTCGTGCTCTACCACGCGAGCCTCTACGGCGACCGGCTCTTCGACGCCTTTAACGGGGTGGAGCTGATGGAGGGGTCGATCAACCTCGCGGTGTACTACTCGTTCCTCGCACACACCCTCAGGGACGCATCGTTCCCACAGCGGTACGCCATCGGCGTTCGCATCGCTGGCTCCGACATGGTGGACGGCGGAACGCGCGGGCAGCGCGTCGAGGTCGTGACGGACCCGACGACGATCCTGATGCTGGACGCTGCTATGGAGCAGCAGCCGCAGGTCGGGCAGTTCCAGGCGGGCGCTGACGTCGAGAAGATCGAGGCGACCATCGCGGCCATCGCACACCGTCTCGCGACGGATGCAGGCCTCTCGCCCACGGAGCTCCAGCGCACAAGCGGTAGCGCGAAGTCCGGGTATGCCATCTCGCTCTCGCAGGACGGGAAGCGCACGGCGCAGCGCCGGTACATCCTTCAGATGCGCGACGCCGACGAGCGCCTCGTGGCGGTGTCCGCTGCGCTTTACAACCGGGCGATGGGTACGGCCTTCCCTGAGGGCGGGTATTCGGTCATGTACCGAGAGATTCCGCTTTCGCCAGAGGAGCTGGCCAGTCGTCGCACCCACGCGATGGAGATGATGGAGGCAGGGCTCATGGACCGCGTGGAGGCGCTGCGCCTCTTCGGGTCGATGACGCACGAGGACGCGGTGGCGCGCCTCGAGCAAATCGCCCTCGCGAAGGCGGCGGAGGCCCGCATGCTGGAAAGCGCGCCGCCGACCGGGAATGAAGGAGAGATGGAGGACCGGTCGGCAGCGGCCGTGGCCGATGTATCTCCCGCACACGCGGAGGCCATGGCCGATGTTGCCGAGGAGCTGGACGCCGCCGAGGCCGCGCTTGAGGCGCTGGACCTCGACGAGGGTAGCGCACGCGTGGTGGCTGCTGTCATCGAGAGCCTCCGCGAGGCGCGCGGCTACCTGGGCATCGGGCCTAAGGTCGAGGCCGAGACGGAGCTTCACGAGGAAGAGGACATGGCCGAGGAGGTCATGGCCGAGGCTGCGCCTACCGAGCCCACCGAAGGTACCCCGCAGGCCGCGGCGCCGGAGGAGAGCGTGGCCGCTGCTGCTACGTCGGCAGGTGTCCCGGCCTCCGCAGTGGCGATGAACGGCGCCCAGGTTCAGGCCGCGCAGGGCATCGTCCAGGCGGTCGCCGAGGGCAAGCTCCCGCGCGCTACCGGCGTCGCGATGCTGGTGCAGTTCTTCAACATGCCGGAGGAGGCCGCCGACGCCATGATGGGCGAGGTGGGCCGTAGCTTCACCATCACCACGGCGGCGCCCTAGTGCCGTTCCTGTCCGACCGTCAGCGCGACTATCTGAAGCGGGAGGCCCCGGAAGTTTACCGGCGCTTCCTGCGCGACGAGCGCGCGATGGGGTTCGAGCTGCGGGCGCCTGTCGAGGTGGCTGCGGTTGCGAAGCGTGGGCTGGCGAACCGCGAGAAGTACAACCGAGGCGGGACCCTCGTCGGCGCGAGGAGGGCCTCCCAGCTCGCCGACCGCGAGGTCGTCAGCATCGACACGATTAGGCGCATGGTCGCATACTTCGACAGGCACGAAGGCGACCTCGACGCCCCCGCAGCGAAGCCAGGGCACCCGGAGTATCCGAGCGCCGGTCGCATCGCGTGGGACCTTTGGGGCGGAGCACCGGGTAGGGCGTGGGCGCGAAGGCAACTAGCAGTATGGGAGCGCGTGCAATCCGCACGCGAGGAGGAAGGATGAGCACCGAAGAGACGACGACGACGACGGCAGAGGCCAGCGACAACGGGGCGGGTGCGCGTATCCGCCAGCTCGTGGCGCGGGTCAAGGAGCTGGAGGGGCGCGTGGCTGAGCTGGCGCCGCTCGCCGAGAACGCCGAGAAGTACAAGGCGCAGATCGAGGAGGTCAAGGCTGCGAGCAAGGCTGAGCGGGAGGCCCTCCGAACGGAGCGCGAAATCGCCGCTGCGGGCATCACCGATGCCGAGGGTATCGACGTCGTGCAGACGTTCTACTCCCGCCTGCCCCAGGAGGGGCGCCCTCCCCTCGCGGAGTGGCTCGGCAATAAGGACGGCCTCCCCAAGGCGGTTCGCGCCTACCTCGCGGAGGCCGCGCCCGCTGCGCCTGCCGCTCCGACGGGACCGACCACTACCGCGATGCCGAAGGCCAACGCCGGTACGGTCACGCAGACCCCGCCCGCCACCACGGCGTGGACGCCGGAGAGCATCATGCGGCTCACGCCTGCGGAGTTCAAGGCGAACGCGGCTGCGATTAAGGCGGCGCTCTCGGCGCCTTGACAGTCTGTCACACGCGGGCATACCCTAGCGGTGGGGGGATACCCCCACGCGCTCGGGGCAAGCTCCCGTAAAAAGCGACAGGCGCGGCAAACCTCGAACCTACACGGGAGGCCACTATGGCCAATATCGATTTTGCCGCTCTCGACGGCAACGCCCGCGCCGCTGCGGTGCTCTACCAGTCCATCGTGATGAAGCTCGCCGACACCGGCAGCCTCCGCAACGCGCCGTGCTTCCTCAACGTGGGCAGCGTCAATGGCATTGGCTCGGACTCGATCCAGGTGCCCGTCGTCGGCCTTAACGGTACCGACATCATGAGCGCCCCCGGTGACGGTAGCGCCGTGTCGAATACCTCGATCACCTCCTCCGCTGCTACGGTCGTCGTTGCCCGTCAGGCGCTGCGCTACGACCTCACCGACCTCGCCCGCGTTACGAACTCCGTGCCCGGTGGCGTGGACCTCGAGGGCCTGTCGAACGCGATGGTCGCGGCGTTCAACGGCCGCTTTAACCAGCTCGCGTGCGCGCTCTCCTCGGGCTTCGCCACCCAGGTCGGCAGCACGGGCGTGGACCTCACGACGGATACCTTCTACTCCGCCATCTTCGCGCTTCAGCTCCAGAGCGTGATGGGTGAGTATGACTGCATCCTGCACCCCGGTCAGTACAACGACCTGATGAGCAGCCTCCGCGCTGAGACTGGCCCGGGTCAGTACATCGCGGCCAATCAGGAGCAGACTTCCGCACTTGGATCGAGCTTCAAGGGAAAGCTGTTCGGCGTGAACTGCCACGTGTCCTCGTATGTCCCGTCCGTCGGGGGCGTGGACTACAGGGGGATGATGCTTGGAAACGGCGCTATTGCGTACGCCCTCGGCACCCCGGCGCCCATCCAGGCGGCGGGCGGTGTCATCATCCCGGCTGGCGCCCCCGTGGCGGTGGAGTGGGAGCGTGACGCGGCCTCGGGTCTGACGAAGGTTGTCGGCAGCGCCTTCCTCGGCGTTGCGGAGCTCCAGGACCTTAAGGGCGTCGGCATCCTGTCCGACCTCTAAGGGGTCTGCTAGGCATCGCTGCCTAGCGCGCTGGCGTGTCCGTGCTTATGGTACGGGCACGCCTTCGTGCGTAAGGAGAGAACAATGGCGGCGAACTTCGGCGCACCCGACCCCACCTTTGCGGCCCAGCCCGCGTCCCGTCCGCAGGGGATGGCTACCCTGCTGAACCTGCCGAGTAATGCGGCGTGGTGGTACACCCATCACCCGGGCCACTGGCAATGCGTCGAGGGTGAGTGGCTCCCCGACCTCGGGCAGATGGTCGCTATCCCCGGGCTGAACCGTGTAGACAAGAACGGCGATACCGCCCTCGCGGAGGTCCACCTCGGGAAGAAGGGAATCACCATCATCCCGTGGGAGGTGGAGCCCGGCGGCTATTGCATCCAGTACGCGGGGAGCAACGGGCCTGTCTTCCTCTCGAAGTGGGAGAAGCCTAAGCTTGTCGCCGGTCAGGTCCGTATGAGCGTGGACAGCGAGGGCTACCGCGCGTTCTGCCGCCGCCTCGTCGCGGACGGGACGATCAAGATCCCAGACCCCGACTTCATCGGCGTTATCATCGAGCGCCAGGAGCGGATCGTCACGGAGCATCAGACCCGCGCGCCGACGCACCCGGGTAGCGCGCTGGCCCTCCCCGTCGAGTCCAAGCGCCTCGAGGACATGCGCGCCGCACGTGAGCGCATGTACACCGCGCCGAAGGCCTCCAAGGTGAAGCCGTGAGCGGGGAGCGCAAGGACATCGCCGCCGCCAAGGATGCGATGACGCGCCGCCTCGTCGAGGGCGGGATGCCCGCACGGCGTGCTGAGGAAATCGCGCGTGAGCAGGCGCGTAAGGCAGACCGGCGCGAACGCGATAAGTAACGACAGGGGGGCACGATGAGCATCGCCGAGACGCTTTATACCGCGCGGTTTCGCTCTAGCGAGACGATTGAGCGCGGGCGCTCCCAGGTGCTCCAGTGCCCCGTCTACCGGGCGGGTGCGCTCGTCGCCCCCACCTCGGGGACGCTGACGATTTACAAGGCGGACGGTACGGCCGTGGTCAACGCCGCGGCGGTCGCCATCACCGGCAGCATTGCTAGCTATGCGCTCGCCGACACGGTGACGACCTCCCTCGCGCTCGAGGAGGGCTGGCTCCTGGAGTGGACGCTGGTCATGACGGCGACGGTTACCAACGTCTTCCGGAATGACGGCGCACTCGTGCGGCGGACGCTCTACCCGGTCGTGACGGACGCTGATCTCTTCCGTCGGCATAGCGACCTTCCGGCCCTCCTCGCGGCGGGGACCACGTCGTATCAGGAGTACCTGGACGAAGCGTGGGCCACGCTCACGAACCGCCTCGTGGCGCAGGGGCGACGGCCCTATCTGGTCATTCAGCCGAGCGCGCTGCGGGACGTTCACGTGGCGCTGACGCTTCAGATGGTCTTCATCGATTTCCAGACCAGCGCCGGTGACGGCGGACGGTGGCAGGCCCTCGCGGAGCACTACGGCCGGGCGTATACCGAGGCGTGGGGCCAGCTCCGTTTCAGCTACGACGAGGCGGACGACAACCGCGTAAACCCGAACACGAAGAAGAGCGGGACTAGCACCGTTTGGCTCAACGGCCGCGGCGGGTACCCGACCTGGGGCGGGTGGGGCTAATGGCTAGCAAGACCGTAAGGCAGCTCCGCGAGGACGTGACTGCGCGGATCCTCACGCTCACCGGGTGGAAAGAGTCCCGCGTGGCTCCCGACAACTTCGGACGTGATGCGGACTCCATCGCCCACAAGGCGTTCGCAGTGCATCCCACCTCGACGGATGACCTGCGCGCCTACCGCGGGCGACCTGCCGAGGGCCTCCTCGTCGAGACTACCCTCGAGGTGCGGTACTCCTGGCGCCTCACGCCGAAGGGCATGAGCGATAGCTACGATGATGCCCTCGATGGGGAACAGTCCATCGTGAACTGCCTCATGGCGTATGATGCGGCGTGGCCGCAGTCGTACAAGGTGCAGCTCATGACCGCCACGAGGGAGTCAAACACCATCGGTGAATGGGTCATCGGTGTGCTAACGTTCCGCATCGTCCACACGCTTCCGCTTCAGTAGGGGGTTCTAATGGCTCTTCCCATCGTTAAGAATTTTCGAGACGGCCAGATCGTTCTGAAGGACGGGACCGGCACGCCCATCTCGATTACCGTTGAGTTTGAGAGTGGAGATTTCTCCATCTCGTCCGTGTCGGCGAACTCCAATACGGAGGTCACGACGTACCTGGACCGCGGCTCCCTCGGGACCGTGCGCCTCACGTCGCAGACGTTCCCCACGTGGTCGTTCTCGGCGCATATGACGGAGCTGTCTGATGCTGTTTCCAAGACGCTTTGGGACGCGGTCAATAAGACCGGCACCTTCGCTACCGCCATCAGCACGATCACCAACAGCGATGCCTACGGGCTTGACTGCCTCATCGTGATCGAGGGAACCACGCTCGGGGAGGCCACGGATCACACCCTGACCCTCACCGCAAACCGTCTCACGATTGACTTCTCGGAGGGAGACCCGAACACCTTTACGGTGAACGGGACTTGCTACGGCACGATCACGGCCGTCTGAGCTAAGGCACGCGCCGGGCCTCTGCCGCGAGGCACGCTATCCCTCGGTGCGTCTTTGACCCGTAAGGGTTGGCGCCCTCCGTGCTACATGGTGCGGGGGGCGTTTCACGTCCGGAGGAGAGAGATGGAAATCAAGCTCGGGAAGTTCACCGGCACGCTGCGGAAGCCTGCCTCTTTCATGACCGCGCGCGAGGTCACGATGGCGGTTGGGCAGAACGCCCTCCGCGGCCTCGGCGCTGCCCTCGGGGTGTGCTGGGGCGGGAAGCCCATGCGTTCCACGCTTGCCGCCTGCAAGTGGGACATGATGGCGTACGGTGGCGCCGTCGTCGATGAGCTGGTCACGCTCGGCGTGCCGGAGGCGGACATCTACGCCGCCGGTCGTGAGGCCCTCGACCTCGTCATCGGGAGCCTGCCCCGCGAGGAGGAGGTGGCGACAGCCGAGGGTTTTACCGACGGGCCGACGGGGCCCTCGACGCCGTAGCCCTGGAGATAGGGCTCACCTACTGCGGCGACCCGGGGGCGTTCTACACGTGGACGCGTGAGGAGCAAGAGCGCGTCCTCGCGTGGTGGCGCGTGAAGCACACCCCGCCGACGCCACCGAAGCGGGGTAAGCCGCGCGAAGGTGATAGTATGTCCCCCGAGGCGCGAGCCTTCTGGGGGCTAGGTGGCGGGTAAGAAGATCACGGTAGGGCGCGCATCGGTAGCTATCGGGCCTGAGCTCGAGGCCGCGCTCGACCGGATGATCTCCACGACCTACGTAGAAATCAAGCGCGAGGTGGAGAGCATTACGTCCGACGTGACGGACCACGCTCGCGGGGAGTGGTACGACAACGTCACCCGCAGGACCGGGAAGACCGGCGGCGGCATTGACTACGAGATGCGCCTCACGCCCACGAAGCTCCGAGGCGTGGTCTTCTCGCACACGAAAGACACGTACTACGTGCACCGGCCGGGCCCGTTCTCCAAGCTCGGGAGGCGCGTCGATAACGACGAGTTCTCCCGCGTGATGTCGCACTATCGGGCGACCGGACAGATCCTTCCGGGGTACACCGTCGGCCGATGGACGCGCCAGCGTCGAGCTATCGGCGTCTTCCGCATCGACCCACCGGCCGGGAAGATCCACGACGGGAAGAACCTGTGGAAAGTCCTCGTTCTGGACTACGGTAAGCGCCTCGTGAAAGAGCGACTGACCGATATCGATAGGGCACTACAGGCGGCGGCTCGCCGTGTCGCAGCGTAGGGGGAAGCATGGCCACCGTTGAACTCAGCGTAGACGCGAACCTCCAGGGCCTGCGCC